TATATATGGCTATCGTTCTAAGTGAGGGCGAAATAAATGACATTACTTCAATAGAAGTCAATGATAATCAAGTTACATTTACTGGTGATTTAGCAGATAATACTCAAATTACTGTTGCAAGTAGTGATGCTAATTTTTATGATGGTTCAAGTTTGATAACAGTAGAGCCACATTTTGGTTCTGATACACAAACTGCATCTAGTTTGTTATCTACATTAAGTTCGTGGACAAGTAACCATAGGTTGCGAGGATTAGCATATTTAGCAATTAGATTTGAATGGAATCAAGATAAATTTGGAGGTCTACCAACTGTACAAGCGGTTGTACAGGGGAAAAAAGTATATAACCCAAATTTAGATGGAAGCATAACTGGAGGTTCTGGAAGTCATAGAGCGGATACAAGTTCAACTTGGGAGTATTCAGATAATCCAATATATCAACTTTTAGATTATTTAAGAAACGAAAGATTTGGAATGGGTATACCAAACAGCTATTTTGATAGTAATTTTGCTGATTGGCAAACAGCGGGTGATGTTTGTGATGTTGATATTACACCCTTTTCTGGAGCAAGTGCGATTGATTTAATTGATAGTCATACAGTTGTTGATACATCAAAAAAAGCAATAGATAATGTAAAAGATTTTATAAGGGGTTCAAGAGCATATTTAAATTTTACTGGTGGTAAATATAATATTTTAGTTGAAGGAACTGGGAGTGCATCAATATCTCTTACAGAAGATAATATTATTGGTGGTATAAATATTCAAAGTAAAAGTAAAAATTCAAGATATAACAGGGTTATAGTTACATTTATAAACCCAAGTAAAAGTTATCAATCAGATACAGCACAATTTCCACCAGTAGATGAAACTGGTTTAGCTAGTGCAGATCAACACGCTACTATGAAAACAGCAGATGGCGGTTTATTATTAGAAGGTAGGTTCGATTTTTCAATGCTATCAAGTCCTTATCAGGCTCAAGAAATGGCAGAAATAATTTTAAGAAGGTCAAGATCAAGTTTAGATGTTTCCCTTAGAGCAGATGCAACAGCACTTGATTTGTCTATTGGCGATATTGTAAACATAACCCATGCTACACCAAGTTTTTCAGCAAAACCTTTTAGAGTACAAGGAATTACTATAAATGCAGATCATACAGTAAACTTACAATGCACAGAACATCAAGATAGTTTTTATACATTTGGAACACAACAAGAAGTTGCTTCTATACCAAACACAACCTTACCAAACCCTTTTACAGTACAACCCCCCGCAAGTGTCACATTATCAGATCAATTAATTCAATATAATGATGGTACAGTTATTGTTGCTTTAGATATTACGATTGGTGCAAGTCCAGACCAATTTGTAGATTTTTTTCAAGTTGAATATAAATTAAGTTCTGAATCAGATTTTATTATATATGCTCAAGGTTCTGGATTAACACATAGGGTATTAAATGTTATAGACCAATCAACCTATGATGTAAGAGTTAAAGCAGTAAATAGTTTGGGTGTTTCTTCAACTTTTGTTTCTGCATCTAGAACTATTGTTGGAGCAACAGCACCACCTTCAGATGTAACAGATTTATCATGCAATATATCAGGTGAAGAAGCACATTTATCATGGGAAGCTGTAGGAGATTTAGATTTAGCTTTTTATAATTTAAGGTTTTCAGAAAAAGTTGATGGTACAGCAGATTGGTTAAATAGTGTTGCCTTAGTTGAAAAAATATCAAGACCCGCAACTTCAATTACTGTTCCCGCAAGGCAAGGAACATATTTGATAAAAGCAGTTGATAAAATTGGTAATGTTAGTCCAAATGCTACAGCTATTATTTCAAATGTTACAAGTGCTTTAAATTTTAATAATATTACAACACAATCAGAACACCCTACTTTTGGTGGTACATTTACAAACACAGTTTTATTAGATGGTGCGATTGAATTAGATTCTTCAGAATTATTTGATTCAGCAAGTGGTAATTTTGATGATGATACAACAAGGGTTTTTGATTCTGGTGTAGCTAATGCCGACTTTCTTTCAAATGGTAATTATGAGTTTGCAGATGTAATTGATATAGGTGCAAAACATACTGCAAGAATTACTGCATCAATTACTCAAACAGCTGATAATCCAGATGATTTATTTGATAATAGAAGTGGAGATTTTGATGATGCTAGTTCAAACTTTGATGGAGATGCACCAGTAAATCAAAATGCTCATTTAGAAATTGCAACAAGTGATGATAATGTAACATATACAGATTTTAGGGGTTTTGTTATTGGAGAATATGAAGCGAGATATTTTAAATTTAGGGTTGTTTTAATTTCAAGAGATTCAGCAACAACACCAGTGGTATCAGAAGTTTCAGTAACTGTTGATATGAAAGATAGAATATTTAGTGGCAATGATATTGTTTCTGGAACATCAACTAAATCAATCACATTTACAAATCCATTCAAAAGTGGTAATTTTGCAGTAGGGATAACTGGACAAGGTATGGCAACTGGCGATTATTTTACAGTATCAAATAAAACAATAAATGGATTTGATGTTGCCTTTTTTAATAGTTCAAATACAGGAGTTTCAAAAACTTTTGATTTTATAGCTAAAGGTTTTTAAGGGAGTAAAATAAATATGTCACAAGCAACTGATTTTACAATAGCTAACCAATCGTTTCCTTCATTTAGAAGTGACTTGAATACTGTTTTAGGTGCAATAAATACTTCAAACTCTGGTTCATCAAGACCCGCAAGTGCAGTAAGTGGAACATTTTGGTTAGATACAACAGATTCAGCAAACCCAATATTAAAGTTTTTTGATGGTTCTGATGATATTACTTTTGCTACATTCAACACTTCTGCAAATACAGTAAATGTATCAGATTCATCTACAGACGTTGTTGGAGATACAACACCTCAACTAGGTGGTAATTTAGATGTAAATGGCAATGATATTGTATCAACATCTAATGCTAATATTGATATAGTTCCAAATGGAACAGGTGATGTAACTCTTCAAGCAGATACAGTTCAAGTTGGTGATAATAATGCTAATGCTACTATTACAACAAATGGAACTGGTGATTTAATTTTAAACACAAATGCAGGAACAAACTCTGGAAATGTTACTATCGCAGATGGTGCTAATGGGGATATAACTTTAACACCTAATGGAACTGGTAGAATTGTTTTTGGAAAAGCGGGTGTTCCTGCTGTTTTTACTGGTACAAATATGACTTTGGATTTTGATACATACCAAAATTTTATATTGACATTATCAGCAGGGTCAAACTCTTTAGCTAACCCAAGTACGGAAGCATCAAATGTTGGGCAAACAGGAATAATTATATTTATACAACCATCAAGCGGTTCTGCGGGTACAGTATCTTTAGGCACAGATTATGAAAGTGTTGGTGCGGGTGGTCTTACATTGTCATCTGCAAATAATGATTATGATGTTGTACCTTATGTAGTCAAAGCAGATAATTCTATATTGCTTGGTACACCACAACTTAACTTTGGATAGTTAGATGTTTAGTTCTGATAAATGGTTTGGAGCAGAAGCTGGGTTTTATAATTCTGTGGCAACTCAGTCATTACGATTTGAACCAGCAGATAATTCACAAATGACATTTACTCCTAGTAGTGCAGGAAATAGAAAGACTTGGACTTTTTCAACATGGTTTAAAAGGGTTGACCCAGTTGATTCAGGAACTAATTATGGTGGTGGTATCAGTGAGTATATATTTAATCAATTTACTGGAACAGATAATTTTGATAGTTGTTTTGTTGTAAGAATTGGCGGAACTGAAGCATCTAATAATGATAGAATTGAAATTGGTGCTTTCAGTATAAGATGGTTAAGATGCTCTCCAATAATTCGTGATGTTAGTTCATGGTATCATTTAGTTGTAAGAGTTGATACAACTCAAGCTAGTGCATCTAATAGATTAAGAGTTTATTTAAATGGCATTGAAACTTCTTATGACCATGATGATAGGTCACAAATTACACAAGATGCTGATTTACCAGTAAATGCTTCATTAAGACACAATATAGGTGATTATGAAAGTTCAAATGCTCATAATCTTTCTTGTTATTTGGCAGATACACATTTAATTGATGGTTCTTCTTATGACCCAACTTATTTTGGAGAGTTCAAAAATGGTATTTGGATAGCTATAAAATATAGTGGTTCATACGGAAATCAAGGTTGGCATTTAGAATATAAACAAACTGGTGTTGGAACTGGTGCATCTAATACAATAGGTGCAGATACAAGTGGCAACAATAATCATTGGACATCTAGTGGTATAGTTGCATCTGATTGTAATATGCCTGATAGTCCTGAGAATAATTTTTGCACACTCCACCCACAAGGTAGAAGATATGGGCAATCTTATGTAGGTACTTTTAGTGAGGGAAATTTAAAAGTTGCAAGTGGTGGAAATGCTACTCATGTATATGGAACTATGTCTATTAATGAAATAGCATCACAAGGTGGTGTTTATTTTGAAATAAGACTTGATTCTCAAGATACATCTAGGACTTATGTTGGTGTTAATGGTGTTATGGGTAGCAATAAAAATTCAAGTTCAAATGGTGCTTCTTATAGTTTTCCAATAAAAGGTTTACTAAGACCATCTGGGCATATTTCAGCATATTTTAACACAGATACTGATGGAAGTGGCTCTACAGATTTAAGTTCACATAATAGTGTTTATAGCAATGGCGATATAGTTGGTGTTGCAATTTTATCTGATGGAAAAACTTTCTTTCATAAAAATGGAACATATTTAGATGATTCTAGTGGTAATGTTGGAAATCCATCTACTGGTGCAAATCCTATAGGAACTATAGATTTGACTAAAGGAGATTTTGTTGCTTATGTAGGTTATAATTCAACCTTTACTGTAAACTTTGGAGGAGATAGTACTTTTTCTGGTCAAGAATCAAGTGGTGGAAACTCAGATGCAAATGGCATTGGTGATTTTAAATATGCTGTACCAACTAATTGCTTGGCTATTTGCACTAGTAATATGGCAGAACCAACCATAGGTCCTAATTCTGATACACAAGCTGAGGATCATCATGGAACACTTACTTACACAAGTGATGGAAATGGTGTAAGTATAGTATCTGGAGGAAATGATAATAATGGTACTGCTATTGGTGGAGAAATAAATTTTAAACCAGATTGGGTATGGATAAAAAGAAGAAATGGAGCGGCAGGACACATGTTGCAAGATTCTTCCAGAGGTTCAACTAAAAGATTAAGGTCTGATAATACTGACCAAGAGATAACAGCATCTACTGCTGTAACATCTTTTGATACTAATGGATTTACACTAGGAACAGAGGGTGGCGTAAATACTAATACTGGTACATACGTAGCTTGGAACTGGAAAGCAAATGGTGGTACAACTTCAAGTAATTCAACTGGTTCTATAACAAGCACAGTACAAGCAAATACAACAGCAGGATTTAGTATTGTTTTGTATACTGGCACTGGTGCATCTAGTGCTACAATAGGTCATGGATTAGGTGCAGTTCCAAAACAAATCTGGGTTAAAAATAGAGATGCTGCTTATAATTGGAAAGTATATCATGCAGGAAACACTACTGCACCAGAAACAGATTACTTAGTTTTAGATACAAATGATGCTACAGTAGATGCAGCATCACACTGGAATGACACAGCACCAACATCAACTGTTTTTAGTATAGGAAGTTCTAATGCTTTGATAAGGTCAGGCGATGATTTTGTGGCTTATTGTTTCGCAGAAATTGAGGGTTACTCAAAATTTGGCAAATATACTGCAATTAGCAGTAGTGCTACTACCCCAAATCATGATGGTTCATTTATATATTTAGGATTTCGTCCAGCTTACTTTT